AGAGGCGTGTCGCCAGCGGCTAGGCTATGGGGTTCGTGACTACGCGGAGGTTATACGCGAGCTTGAGGGGCAAGAGAAGATAATGACGCGCCTGATTGACCCCAGAATGGGGGCTAACAAATACAGCGCCGAGAACGGGGGACAAAGCGACTACATCAGCGATCTAGAGCATCACGGACTGATTATGATTCCTGCGCCCGGCATTGACGAGGAGCCTGGTATTCAGGCCATTCAGGATAAGCTCTCCTATAATCCGCAAAAGCCCATTGATGCCCAAAATCGCCCACATTTTTACATCTCTGACGAATTGGAGAACACCATATCATCTATGCAACATTACGACGGAAAAACGCGGGATCACCCGCACAAAGACCCTATTGACTGCTTACGCTACGCAGCGGTGTATGGGATTGATTATGTGTCTGCTGACGGATTCGCCGTTACGCGACAAGGACAAGGAGGATATTAATGAAAACGAAACTAACTGAATTAGCAAAGGAACTAGAGATTCCTTTTGATGAACTGTTCCAGCAGGTTATTGATAAGCTAAGTCAATCGGAACTAACGGGACGCGGGCGCAATACATGGGTGTCGGAGAAGGGGGCCGAGGAACTACGCTTAAACGCTGACATTCCCGAGGCAGTCCCAGAGCTTCTACGAGGAACTGTAAAGCATTCTGCGCCTAATCACCTGTATGTGTATGCGGCGATTGAAGGCGTTGCGGGCAAGCACCCTGTGCTAGTGGGCCGACGCTTGGGAGGTGATAGACTTGTAGGGAAGCCAATCGAGATTCACCGTATTGAAGACATTAATGGAATTTCCTACCGTCATGCCACGCTCACAGACTGATATTACGTGTGATAAAGCATGGATTGACGAGCAGGCGGCACGCCTTGAGGGATTTGAGGTGTTGCGCAATCTAGTGAAAGTTAGATTGGTTCACGAAACTAAGCCAGCGCGACTAGCAGACAAGCTAGGACGGGACAAGAGCTTTATACACCAAATGCTTAATAGGATTAAGGAACGCTTGTAATGCCAGAGGATAAAAACGGAAGCCAAGAACTTGTATATGCTGCAAACAAGCCGAAAGTGCTTGCATTGCGCCGTGCATTTGATGATACGTTGTCGGACCTTAGTGGGTTCCGCAACCAAGCACGGGTATCGTATGATTCTCGACGCAATTATTGGCCCGGCAAGACCAGTGACATGCGCAAGCATGGCGCAGAAGCGTTCCCGTGGGATGGGGCAGCCGACACAGAGCCCCATGTAACGAATGAGCGCATAGACGCTTATGTTGCCTTCTTTATGACGGCCCTACAGCGGGCTAACATTCGGGCCTATCCCGTGAATGGTGGGGATATTGAGCAAGCCAAGGTGGTGAGCGGCTTCCTGAAGTGGATGATTAAGGGCTACATTCCCCGTTTCCAGAAGGAAATGGAGCTGGCGGCTAATTACATGCTGGAGCGGGCTATTGCCATAACGTATGTAGGCTGGCACCGCGAGGAGCGCACGTTCCTGCAACGCTTTAGCCTTGAGTCCATTGCTCAGTCTAGCCCAGAGCTGGCTGAATTGATTCTTGATAAGGCCAATGATCAGACGGTTGTTGGTGCGCTACAGCAGTTGTTCCCAAAGACGAAGGAGAAGCGACTTAAAAAAGCCCTAAGCGACCTGCGCAAGACTGGCTTTGCTGAGTTGTCTGTATCCCGTCCACAGGTGAATGCGCCGATGGTGGAAACGTTGCCGCCCGATGGAGACTTCTTCTTCCCTGCGTGGGTGACGGACCCCCAGAGAGCCCCTTATTGCTTCTGGCGCACGTTCCTGACGGCCCAAGAGCTACGCAACAAGGTGGAGACGGATGGCTGGGATAAGGAGTGGGTGGATGAGGTGATTGAGCAAGCCTCCAGCACTAGCAATGATTCCTCTATGCAGCGTTCTGCCGAGAGTCAAAGCTTCGTAAGCCTGATTGAAAGCGACATCTCCAACGACATTAAGGTGGAGGTGATTGAAGCCTATCAGCGACTCATCGACAAGGAGGACAACTCCGAGGGCATCTATCGCACCGTGTTCAGCCATAGCCTTACGGGCGACGAGGATGACCCGATGTATGCCAAGTTTGAGCTTATGAGCGGCTACGAGGACTACCCCGTGGTGGTTACGCGCCTCTCTGAGTCCTCTAATCGGTTCTACGATGTTACGTCTATGGCGGAACGCCTGCGCGGCATTCAGGATATTGTTAAAATTGAGCGTGATAGCCGCGTGGATCGCAACAGCATGGCTACGTTGCCGCCCATTATGCACCCTGTCGGCAATCCTCCCTCCGAGTGGGGGCCAGGACGCCGAGTTCCCTATCGCCGGGGTGGAGAGTTCCAGTTCGGCCCTGTCCCGCAATACAACGCGGGCTCGCATGAGATTGAGAAGACGCTATTGGAGCTGGCCGACCGTGGCATTGGCCTGAATGCGGAAGACCCGCTTTCTGCCAGCAAGCGTCAGTTCTACGTTGATAAGTTCTTGGGTCATGTCCAAGGGGTTATTAGCCTAGCCTTCAAATGCTTCCAGCGGTTCGGCCCTGATGAAGTGTTCTTCCAAGTTACGGGGCAACCAGAGCAACAGCGGTTTGTTAAGGGCGATCCCAATTCAGACTACGACATCACGATTCAATTCGATGTATTGAATAACGACCCAGAGACGGCAGAGAAGCGCATCCAGATGTTCACCAGCCTGCTTCAGTTCGATAAGAACGGACGCATTGATGTTGATGAATGGTTGGCTATGGTAACTGGTAGTATTGATCCTATCGTTGCTGACCGCATTCTTCGCCCCGCTGAGACGGCACAGGAAGAAGTGATGAAGCAAGTGACTAGCGACCTCACAAACATCTTTGCTGGTATTGAACGCTCGCCGCCTCCGAATGGCCAAACCATTGCAATGCAGGCAGTTCAGCAATACGCGCAACAGCCTGACATTCAACAGAAGCTACAGGAAGACGAGGCATTTGCAGAGCGCATCCAGAAATATGCGCAGCAGATTCAATTTGCCTTACAGCAGCAACAGAATGCCGAGATTGGTAAGATTGGCACCCAGCCAGCGAGCATGGGAAGCATGAACACCCAAGGAATGCGATGACATACGAAGAAGCATTAAAAGACCTACAAGAACGCCCAGCCTTTGCTGTATTTCTCAGCGCAATTAAGGACTCCCGTGAGGACGGGTTTCGCATCCTAGCCAATGGGCATGGCGTAAAAGAAAAAGACACCTACCACGTAGTAGGTGCTATGGAAGCCTACACCAAGGTATTTGATGAAGGCGGGGGCGAAGAGATTATCAATCGCTTTAAGAAGCTGACGGGATAATTACTGGTAGCGGCTTTTGCCAATCCAGTGGGGTTGGACGTATTCTACTTCTCGCAGGATGTCGGGGAGTTCAATGATGAGGTTCCCCGCCTTGTCTCGCTTCATGGAGACAGCAATACGGCAATGTTCCGGTGCAGCCCAGCAATTAGGGTCATCGTATTTGGGGCGGGGTTCGTAAGTATCGTTCATTGGATTCATGGAACATATTACTATCCCTAATTACGTCAAGCATTAAAAAGATGGTTTATACTACGACTATCGCAATGCCGCATCCGGCGAAAAGGGATCGAGTTAATTACCATGTCAAACGAAGAAGCATCAGGGGAGAACGCTACGTCCCCAGAATCAGTAGCGAGCACAGAACCTAAAGTCTTGGACCTCCAAGGATTTGTTGACCGGCAAGTTGCCGCCAAGGAAGCCAAAGGGGAACAATCTAAATCGGAGCCGGAAACGGAATCGGAAGAAGTTGCGCCAGAACTAGAGGTTGCCAGCGAGGACAATGAGGCTCAAGAGCCAGAGGAAGCGCCGGAAACGGAGCTGCCCGAGGATCAGGAGCTTAATTGGGATGACCTTTCTGACGAGGAAATCTCCGAACTTGCTAGTAAGGGCAAGTCAAGACTGTTGAAGCGGATTGCTGATCTAACGGCCAAGCGCAAGCTGGCTGAAGGTGAAGCCAACCGACTAAAGCAAGAGCGACAAGACCTACTCAAGAACGAAGACCCTCTAAAGAGTCGTAAACCTAATCCCGACAATCCTTATAAGGACATTAAGGATATTAACAAGCTAGTCGAAACGGCGCAGCAAGTTGATAGCCTGATTGAAGCGACGGAAGACATTCTATTCCAGAATGAACATGCCGCATCATATGACGTTATTTACGAGGAAAACGGGCAGGAATACACGAAAGCCCAAATCAGGAACACGTTGCGCGAAGCCCAAAAGGCCAGCAAACAACACCTTCCTGCGCAGCTAAAGGCCATTCAAGCCGAAGAACAGCGTGAAGCTCAACGAGTCCAGCTTAGAGAAGAAGCCGCAAAGGGCATCTCTTGGGCCAAGGATAAGGAGAGTGACACGTATAAGAACTACGAAGCCCTAATGAGCGGCCCAGTGGTTAAGGAGATACTGGAGAAGGCACCAAATGCCAAGCCCTTTATTGATATGCTTATGATGCACGCAACAAATTCGTTGTTTGCTCCTAAGCCTACAGGAAAGAAGCCGAGTATTAAGCCGGAACCACCTTCAATGCACTCTGCCTCTGCGGCAGGGAACGCACCAGAAGGAAGCATCTCTAAAAAGATTAAGGCAATCGAAACACGGGCTAAGACTAGCGGAATGACAATGGATGACTTCAAAGAACTAGCTGTCCTCAAGGACAAGCTAAAAAAATCAAAATCTTAATCCTATACTAAAATGGCATTTGCCAATACTTACGACACCACTAATCCCGGTTCGGCGGTTTCTAACCGTGAAGACCTCACTGACATGCTCAGTGTTCTTGCGCCTACGGAAACTCCGTTCCTTTCGACCTTGCCTAAGCGCAAGGCTAAAGCCAACTACCACGAATGGACCTGCGACAAACTCTCTGCCCCTAGCTCTGCTGGCGTCGTAGAGGGTTCTGACGTTTCTTCGTTTGAAAACGCCTTTGAAGATCGCGTTCGCTTGGGCAATTACGTCCAAGAGATGCGCCGCTCCTACATGGTATCGAACCGTCAACAGCTTGTTGAGAGCGTTGGTCCGGCTCGATACGCTGAGGCGCAAGGCAAGAAGATCAAAGAACTGAAGCGTGACGCTGAGTTCACCTTGCTTTCCACCAACGACCGTGTTGCTGGTGGCGCTGGTGTTGCTCCTAAGATGCGCGGCCTCGGTGACTGGATCGACTCTGCTGGTCCTACGGACGTTCCTTCGGACTACCGCACGCCTGCTAGCAGCATCCATGCTTCCGGCACGTTCACGGAGACTGTTCTGAACAGCCTCATCACCTCCATCTACCGTGAGAGTGGTGACACGCAGAACTTGTCCCTGTTGGCCGACACCGCGTTGCGCGCTTCCATCAGTGGATTTGCCCGCACTTCCGGTGCTACGGATGCCGTCTATCGTCAAATGGTGCAGAGCGACGCTAAGAAGCTCATCAACACCGTTGGCATCTACGAGTCCGACAATGGCACCATTACCATCGTGAACATGAACCCGATTACGGCTCCTGACACGACTAACAAGGACACCGGCTACCTCATCAACTACGATTATGTTGGTTTGGCTGAGTTGGATAGCCTTCACAGCGAGTCTCTGCCAAACTTTGGTGGTGGCGACCGTGGCTACCTCTGCTGGATGGGAACTCTGGAGTGCTTGCACCCCGGCGCTCTCGGTAAAATCACCGTCCTCAGCTAATAAGGAGATACTACTATGGCTAAATTAACCGTAAACGAATCCGCTCAGTCGGGACTAACTCACGCCTTCAAGTTCTCGTTTGAAGACCTGCAAGCCATCGGCAACGGTGGTCAGAAGACTCTTTTCACGAAAGAGGCTGGTCAGTTTGTGGAGCTCTGCGTTGTTAAGGAGCAGGTTGCCTTTGCTGGCACCACCTCGCTCGTTATTGATGTGGGCACCACTGGTGCTGATCCTGATGAGTATATTGATGCTCTCGACGTGGACGCTATGACCATTGCCGTTGCCAACACTGGTGACGCCTTTACGACTGGCTACACCCAAGCTGTTGATGCGGCGGCTGCTGATGAAGATGTTGTTCTGGAAGTGACCGACGCTGCTATTGCGTCTGCCACCGCCGGTGAACTTCTCATTGGTTTCCGTGTTGTTGACACGAACGTTGCCGCCTAAGCGAGCAGAAAAATAAGTTACAATTGGGGCGTGTCCGTAAAGGATGCGCCCCTTTTTTGCGTATGGAAATTATTATGAAAGTGCCAAAGCCCTCACAGAACGATGTGAGTGCAAAATTGTGGGACGAAGTGAAGGCGGGATTTGCTACAGAAGCAGCACTGGAAGGCCAGCGCCTTGATGATTTGCGCTCTGTGACAGAGGCAGATAAGGCCGGAGCTAACCGAGTAGTGCCGGGGTTAGGTAAGCTGGTGGCTAATGTCCCCCTGTTGGACTTCATTCGCCTACAACATAAATACGGGCGTGAGGAGATACTATCAAAAGATTTCATCCGATACATGCACAAGAAGGTGCCAGAAACTAAAGTTGCCAACGTCTAATGCCACTCTCTAGCAAAAACTACTCAGATGTCCTAGACGGTATAGGAGCCTTAGCTGGGGTTAATTCCTTTACTACCTCTGAAAAGACGGCGATTTTGGCTAATGTAAACCGCCGCATTTATCAAGCATGGGCAGCGTCTCCCCTGTGGCAGCGGTATTTCATTAGTGGACAAGCCCGCCCCTCTACAGATGGGTTGATTGCTACGACGTATGATGCGGCGTCTGGCGTAAGAACGGCTAGTTCTGCGACACGCTCCGGCGAGACGGTGACGATTGTTACCACGGCTGCTGTTGATTTCGTAGCAGGAATGAGCGTGACGGTTAGCGGGCTTAGTGGCACGGTGGACCCGAACGTGACGGCTAAGGTGCTGACAGTCAGCAAGACCACCGTAGATAATGACACCTTCACGTATAAGGTGACCACCACGAATGCGGCTGACGAGACATACACCGGCACGGGAACCATCACCCCTGTAGCCATCCCTGACATTGAGGACTTCTTTCAAGTGTTCGAGATGAACCCAAATGGCGGCACGTATAGCGTGCTCAAGCAATTCTGGGTGGATGCTGACGGGGCGCACGTAGTTGGTAACTACGAAGACCTAAACGGGTTCTATGTTTCCTTTAAGCGCGATTGGGGAGGGCCGTATGCTGACGACGCTACAGACATTCCCCAAGAGTTCTTCAATTACGCCGTTCATGGTGGATATGCCGACTTCCTGCGGTCTGATGGACAGACTGATAAAGCCTTTGCTGAGGAACAGGCAGCGGAAACATACCTTACAATAGAACTTAATCGAGCGGATAAGACGGCAAACGCCAATCGTTATACGCAATTTAGAACACATTTAAGTCAAGCTAATTTCTACTAATGGCAAACGCACGAATCGTAAACACTCCCTCTCAGGCAATCCCCCAGAACACTACTACGCATCAACAGAACACAATTAGTTCTACGGCGGAGCAGGTGTTGAATTGGACACTAAACTCTGGCACGACGCATGTGCTTGTTCAGGTTAATGATGCTACGATTCGTGTGACGATGGATGGCACCACTGATCCTACCGCTTCATTTGGCTATCGTATGCCCGCAGGAAGTTCTGTTTATTGGACGCGGGAGATGGTTTCCAAGGTTAAGGCTATTCGCGAAGCAAGCACGGATGCTGTGCTTGAAATGCAAGAGTTGAACTATTTGTAAAATGGACGTTTTTAAGACCCTTATTCTGGATACACCAGACTCCCTCGGAAATATTTCTGGCGTATTGGACGTTGCTAACGGTGGAACAGGGGCTGACAATGCGTCTGATGCCCGTGTTAATTTGCTTCCTGATTATACGGGAAATGCAAATAAAGTGCTTTCTTTGAATGGCACGGCTACAGATGTGGAATGGACTTCTAATGGTGCTGGTGATGTAACTGGACCAGCGTCATCTACGGATAATGCTGTTGCTCGTTTTGATAGCACAACGGGCAAGGTCATCCAAAATTCTGGGGTTACAATCAGTGATGCCAATCTGCTTACGGCTAGTCAGGTCAATTCGACTGGGGCGATCATCGCGGCGGGCTCAGGA